AGTTCTCTGTGACGTAATTCTAATTCTTCTATGTAAGTTAACTCACCGTTACTCATTTAAGCCTCCTCTGCTTCAAGTTTATCTAGATTGGACTCATCAAGTCCGCTATCATCTACATGATGATTATCTGCTTCGTCTGCCTCCTCCTCAAACAAGTTAGTAAACATAGCACTGGCATTTACAGTTTTTTTGCCAATAGCACCTCTAGTTCCAATAATCTGTATCCAAAACTTATTAAAGTCTTCAATTATAGACAACGCTTCGCCTTTGTCGCTGGTAGCAAATATTGCTTCTACAACATCTTTAAAGTAGACACGATCAAATGTTTCTTGGACCAACATCTTAGGCACTATACCTTGATCATATTGTCTATTGGCTTCTTGTACAGCATTCAAATGACTCCATACGTTGTGTCCCATCTGTATAGCATAACTAAAACTATCCCATGATGTACGACCTTCTTTACCTATTTTATTTAGGTCACCTGGAGCATAGATACAAATATCTTTCATTTCAATACGTTGACTTATTGGTGATTCAGTAAAGTTCTCAAAGACCTTATCTTGTAAGACAGCATCTCCAAAGCGTCTTGTGTCTGTAGCATATTTTTTATCATCAACACTTGGTACCATTCTATAGGTCCATTTTGATCTATCTTCAGTTTCTGTTTGAATATAAATTTGTCCGTTAGCACTTGCTAAGAATGGTGACGCACAATCAAATGATATAGTAAAGTTTTCATTGTGATATTTTCTAATAGCACGTTGTACATCAGTGAGTAAACAGGCCCATTCTAGTTTACTAGTACCCAAGAAGTGCATCCAATCATGTAGACCTTTTTCAAGTAATCCATCATGTCTTAATTCAACTAGTCTACGTAGGATCAAGTGTATATCACACATGTTCTGTCCACCCATAGCCCAACCTTCAAATGGCATGTCGTACTGTGTAGGATCACAGTATTTCTTCATGCGTTGATACCAGTCATCTGCTTCAGCATGATTCTCACCTTGTAAAACGTTAAGGAACTTACAATTACCATTTCTGTTAGCCATAAAATAGTCATTATTGATGTAAGTTCCTTGAACCGCTTCTTCGTACGAGTTAATACCCGTAGCCACCCTACCACGTGGACTGCGACATACCCAAGCAGGTATATCCAGTATCATACCACGATCCATGTAAGCATCCATCCAGGCTAGAACCTGTTCACGCTTTTTCTGTGCTTTTGGACAGTTTGGGTCTTTCCAATCACCTTCCCAAACACCTTTACCAATCTGGAATCCACCTGAATCACCTAATACAAAACTGTTAGCACGATCTCTGTTGCGAATCATATCTTCTTTTGGTGCAAACTTGTTGACGTCCAACTCAGCATGTCCTGCTGAATACAATGCCCATTTATAGGGGAAGTACGCTTCGTCTTTGTTAAGCCAGTTGAGTCCTTCTACACCTGTTTCAAAGTCTTTAGGTACCCGGCTATCACCAATATATTTTCCATTGTCATATTTAGGATTATTAGGATCAGGATGTCTTTGTTTACCTACGTAAGTAGCATAGAAGCCACTCAGTGCCGGAAGGAATACAGCATAGTCTTTTTGCTTTGCTGTTAAGTTGTCACGTTCAAATGTCATTATTTGCTCTGTGCTGGTAAGATGTAATCGTATGTTGATAAGCCTGTATCAACTGTAATTTTTGCCGCACCTTCATCTGATATAGCAAATTTCTTATTACCAGTTAAACTTAAAATGCCAATCACAGCATTGACGGGCCAACTCCAACCTTTTGACAGTGTACCATCAACTCCTGCGTGGAATACAAAGTTACCTGCGTGTGTTGAGTGATCGCCAAAGTATATCTTAAGATTGCCATCATCAGTTTTAGCAATAAATGTAGTTTCTTGTGGATTAGTTGATGCCATAAACTTTAATCTATCAGTGGCTTCTTTACCTGGTTCAAATTCAACATTCCAATTAACGTCACGCATCTTAACTGATTTAAGTTTGTCGTTAACAATTTCTTGACTCATGAATCTATATTCGTTTTTAAAGTCACCAGCGGCATTTTCAAAATGTAAGCCCACAGGAACATTTTCACCATTACGCTCTTGTGTGGTTAATGTAATCTTAGCATTTTCTTTATACACTGGACCGCCTAAGATAGTATTCAACTGTCCCAGATTAGGCATACCAAATGTACCTTTGAGTTCTGTAAGTGGTGTGTTTATCTTGGCTTTAACAATAACTGAACGGTCCTCAGCTAGTGCTTCAATTGTTGTTTCTGTATCTGTTCCGTTAATTTTAACTAGATCGATAATACCTAGTCCATAGGTATTTTTTACAATATCTAATAGATTATCACGCATTCATTTCTCCTATTTTATGGCTGTTAATATATAGTATAACTTGTTTATTTAGGTTTAGCAATATCATTTGATAAACTTTTTTCTTTTTCTTTAATCTTTTGTTCAAGAACTTTTGGTTCATATATGTTATTTCTTAACATAGTAATGTGTTCAATACCAAGTTCGGCGGCTCTATTTTGAAGTTGCTCAATTTCTTCAACTGAATAATCTTTAATAACTTCAACAGTTTTTTTACTTTTATGAACAATACTTGCTAAACTTTGACTAACTTTAATTGATGATAGTGTACCAGGACGTTTAACAGTCATAATGCTAACTTGATTTTTTAGACCTATTTTTATATCTCTATTTGATACAAAGTCATATTTCAACACACTAAGAACACGTTTTAATATAGTTGCTGAATTATAACATTCATCTTTACTAATACTTTTCTGCAGACCTATGCTAGTTTCTGCGTTGTTATAACTAAACGTAACTTCACCACCAGGACGTAGCAGTTTTAATAGTTCTTTTAAATAGTTTGTTGTTTCTTCTAGTGTAAGGTGATTAAAATAGTCCCAAACAATAATATTACCAAATTGCCCTTGTGGTAGTTCACTAAAGTCTAAATTATTTTCTGTGTATAATCTCACACGTCTTTGATATTGTTCTGGTAAGTGATTAAGTAACTGCATCAGTTGCCATTTACTAAACCAGTCTCCATGATTTGCCATTGTTCTGTATGCGTATCGATTTACACCTTTAGTAGATAATCTAAATAATCTTGCATTAGTTGATTCCATATCACCACCTTCTGTTCTAACACTATCTTTAAGTATAACTCTACCATCAAATAGTCTTGGCATACATAGATACAAAGGATCGCCACCTACTAACCAATTTATAATTCTCCTATCACGAGGTGCTAGGCATAGTACAGGATATCTCAAATGACTTTTTAGTGCTATCAATTGGCGTATTTCTTCGTGACTGTCTCCAAAATCTATAGGTTGATATGATGACAAGTCTTCATGAAACAATTGATCTCTTGCAAAACTAAAATCGTCTACTCGACTATAAATTAATTCATTTATCTGGTATTCTACTGCTTCTATAGTTTCTTCCAGATAGTCAATTGCCTTAGCATTTGATTCAATCATACTATCAAAATTACGCATAGAGGAATCTAACATATGATTAAAATTGCTAGGATATAACATCTTTATTTTATTAAGTTTTGCGTTTGAATTATAAAAACTTTGAACATGATCAAAGTTATCAAGTTCCAGCCTAAGTTGATTTCTTAACAGTATTAACTTTTTTATATCATCCATAATTAATCATCAAAACTGAACAAGTCGTCAAAAGTTGTTGCTATCTGTGTGTTTTCACTAATTTTCCAATTCAACACACCCAATAAGTTTTCTACTTTTTGATCCACAATACCAACTTCCATAGCGGCGTCATCAAATGGCAGTTCTTTAAACCAGTTAGGTATGTGTAGTTCATCAATTGGATAGCCTACTGATGTATAACCTAATGGATTGTCTTTGAGTTTACACACAATGGTTTTCATACCATCTACAATAGCCATTGAGTAGTTGTCACTCATCATACGTCTTAGATTATTCCAATTCATTGCGGCACGGACATGTCCTGGCATGTTGGCTTTGCCTAGACGTTCTTCTTCTTTGCTATATTTGGTCAAGTTGTTGACACGCTTAGGAGTACCCTTTTCCCAAGCAGGACGTTCTGTAAATAACAGTTTGAAGTCACGGATCTTAGCAATAATTTCATCACGCTGTGTACCTGTTAGCACTGCCAGTAACACTTCGCTTAGGAAGTCCTGGATTACTTTAGGAGTATCTGAACGTTTGAGATCTAAGCCCATGGCTTTCACTTTACCTGGCTTACCATGTGTATCCAGTCTATTACCTTCCATATCATAAATCAATACAGCATAACGTTTCTTTTTAATGAACAATCCTTTGAGTGCCACAAGTTCTCTACCACCCTTGATTAGTTCACCCTGTTTGCGTGTGACATGGAATGCCTTTTCCATAAAACTTGGAAATGATTCATTAACTTGTTCTGCGATTGAATCATATAACTGTACAGCAATATCCTTGTTCCATTCCATCTTACCTGCTTCAACATCTTCTTTAACAGCAGGCCAAGCAGTGAAGTAACATGAATCAGTATCACCATACACTATGGCTTCACCAATATGATCATACTCACCTGTAATACATTCATTGATATAAGCATCCATGTGTTTGGCAATAGTTCTGCCTGTTAAAGTAGTTGACTGCCCAATACGATGATCAAAGAATCTACAACCTGGATTCAACAAAGCACCATACAACGAGTTCAAGTTAATCTTTTTAACCAACTGTCGTTTGTCCCAGAACGCAGTTTCTACTGAATTTTCTGCTTTGATTGCGTCTCTGAGTTTAACCTGTAGTTCTTTACGTTCAGCATACCAACGCTCTAGCAATCCTGGAATAACACCTTTACGTTCATTTGAGAATATAGTACCATTTGCTGACAATATCCAAGGTTTGTTTGAATCAAAGATTAGACGCCATATATCTGCGGCACTGACAACGTCAGATTCACCGTTGGCCCAGTCTATGGTAATCTCAGTACCAGCATCACCTCGCATCACTGCTTCATACTCTAATGAGCCAAATAAACCCTCCCAAGCATCAGCAAATGAACGCCCTTCCTGTTGTTTTGTGCTGATGTGATGTTCTGTCATTGTAGGGCGTAGTTGTCCAACGATAGTCTCTGGACCCATGTTCAATGCTCTAATAGCACTTGGATACAGTGAGTTAATATCAACTGAACCTATGTAGTCGTGCATGCCACGTTTAGGATGTGCCACATAAGCACCAGCCGCCTGTGTAGTTATACTGTCATCATCTCTGCTACGTCTGTTAGGAACAATCATTCCTAGTTGATGTGCTTCATTGATAATAGCCTGTTCAGTAACAGCCACAGCACCCATTGTAGTCTGTAGCAACACAGTATTGTCATGTGCTAGTTCGTTAGCGAGATCTAAGAATCTAAGTTTACGATCAAGTTTAGCCAGTAAGTCAGTATCCTGTCTGTTATACTCAATGAACTTTTCAAAGTCTTTGTTATATAGTTGATCCAGTGTACCCTCATAGGCAGTTTTGTTTTCACCTAGTTCATACTCGCCAATAGCATCTAAACTGTATGAATGACGTTCTTCATAGGTATACTTACGATATAACTGCATGTAGTCTAAGTGTACACGTCCAATCAAGTCAAAGGTTAAGTTTGAAGCACCAAAGCGTTCAAACTCACGCTTCTTGGGAAACTGATTCCACAAACAGAACTTACGTGTATCATCTTTTGACAACACACGATTGGTACGCATTACCATGTAGGGAATATCAAAGCCTTCTGAGTTCCAACCACTCAGTATGTCAGCATCTTCTATCAGTTCCAGAAACGTTTTGATTAAGTCTTCTTCTCTGTCAAACAAGAAACAGTTGTCATACTTTTTACTAATCTCTTCTGCTGTTTCCCATGACATTGTCTTAGGTGGCTTAACTAGAGTAATCAGTTTGTCCATCCAATCAAAGTATAAGGATATAGCAGTTACTGGATTAAACGGATCTTCTGGTTTACTAAATCCACGCTCTGGATCAAAGTCTACCTCAATGTCAAAAAAGCATGTGTGTAGTTTGGGCGATGGTTTGCCAAGATAGTTATTTTCAAGACAACGGAACACAGGATTGATGTCACTTTCCCATAAGCGTTTGCCTGAGTTAATTTTTAGTTCTCTGTGGAACTCTTTTGAATTTTTAGTTGAGAATCTAGATACAGGTGTATCATAGATAGTTCTGTGTTTACCTTTTGGATCATCATAATACAGAACATACTCTGCTGGATACTCACGATACTCTCGTTCGCCATCAACACGTTCTACAATATATATACGATCCTTAGTGCGATCAAATAGTGCGTCTATGTAACTCATTTAGTCCCTTCGCCAATTGTGGCTGGCTTACCATTCTACATGCTCTTAAGTGAGCGAAACTTACTACTTGTATTATAACACAGTTTGTTATAGAGTCCTACCTACAGTTTCCAAAACAGTTGTTAGTGTTTCATGATCATTGTTAGTATCTGTAAATGATGATTTTTGAGCAATTTTAATTGCTTTTTTAAGTACAGCAGGTTTAACCTGTAGTTCTTCTGCTACTGCTTTAACTGTGTCACTTAGACCAGCATTTAAGTCTTCAACTTCTGATAATACTTGGATACCTTCGTTGATTAATTGTGTTAGTTTTGCCTTTTGTTCAGGATTGAATACCACTGACATATGATGTCTCCTTGATTAAAATATATAAATACATTAGTAAATTATACAGTATTTAATCCTTAAAGTCTACCCCCTTATAAATATTATTATGAATTTTGAACAAATCCAAGAATATTGCCCTGAAAATTGGGACGTTACTAGTCACCCACAGTGGGAAATACGTGATGTCCTAAGTAATAACTGGCGTAGAGAGTTACCAATATCTGAAAAAGAACTAGAGTTAATAGAACAAATACTGGTAGCCTGTGATAAAGGTACAGATATTTCTTGGAATCAAGAAGATTTATCACTATTTGCAGAAGCACAAATCCAAATGAAATTGTTAGATTTTGGGTTTGAGCTCAGATGTTACGGATTGAATGTATTCCCTACATCAACATCTAAATTAACAGAACATTTAGTTGAGCTTGATATTAGACGAGATAAGATGTGGCAACTGAAACGCAAGTGGGGCAGTGCATTAAATTACATATACAAATGGAAAGATGTATTAACACATGCTAGTGCTTTAAGAACATATCAAATTGTTGCTATACTATTATTTGCACTATTTGTAGATCCTATACTAGTACCATTGGCATTCCTAGCAGGGTGGGTAATCAGTAACTGTACTACAATTATTATTCACGAATATTGGGTACACGATCTAATTAGCCCAAGACACAGAGTGTTAGACTTTGTGCTTAACTGGTGGGGACATCTAATGTATGATGTAGACAGAATTGACTGGAGATACGTACACAGTTACCATCATCGTTCTTGGAAAACACCTTTAGATAAAGACAATTACATGGGTGTCATACCAAATTGGCAGTTGTTTTTCTTTGGCAGAAGTTTAGATGAAGCATGTGATGCACAGTTTGATCACGAAGAGTTTCATAAGTATCGTGCTAGTTATACTGCAAAAGAGTTTGCTAAACTGCCACCAGAAACACAATTCTTAGAAAAACATAGAACAAAAATCAAGTGGTTATCACATTTGGTATTTGCATTAATGTTGGGATTTACCAATTGGTTAGTGTTCATTTATTTACAGGCACTATTTTTTCAAAAGTACATACTGTTGTTTAATGAATTAATTACGCATAATAACACATTACCTAGAGAAGAAGAGCAAGACAGTCCACACTTATTCTGGGCATGTTGTGGTACAGCATATCATGTTGTACATCATTTTGATAGAGATCAGATTGTAGTAGGTCCAGGTAAACTTAAATACCTAAACATTCAATACTATTTCTTAAGAATGTTATTTAAAAAGAATCCTGGTATACACTTTAGTTAATTCTACAATGTCTAAGCACATCAGTAACAGTGCTAAAACTCATTGCCAAATCATCATATAGCATTTCTGGTGGACGTTTTATAAATGCTCTGTTAACATAAGCACTTTGTCCCATATCTTGATAGTAAGTAGAACTAGGCCAACGTGGTCGGCCCCATTCCATAGAATGTATTAGTAGACATTCGTCGCCTACTTCTTTTAAAATCTTTTCTCTTTGAGCTAGAGGTTTTGCTGTTGATTCTAACAGTTTGATACAGATAGGTTCTGTGTTAACTTGAGGCTTATCCATGTAGTGAGCAAATAGATGTACAAGATATGCTTCTATTTCGTGTTCTAAATTAACTGTGAGTTCACATTCTGCTCTGCGAACTATATCATATGATTCTTTAACGTAAATTTGCCAATTTGTCATTCTTCCTCCACAATTTCAATAACTAGTTCACCTTCACCTTTTATTAGCCTGTGATATTGCTCATGTTGAATAAAATATGTTTTACCTTCAGTTAATTGAATTGGAAGTTCATTGTCAAACTGTAACTGCCAGCCATTACTTTGTTTTACAGTCACTTGCCGGTCGTTAGCATCACGATGCCAGACTAAATCAGATTCATCTACTGTGCCTTTAAAACGTCTGTATATTGTATCGTTTTCTAGACGTGTTTCAAAGTAAGGTTTTTTACCACCACTGACCACCTTTAACTCCTAAACTTTTGTATCTTGGCGTACGACAAGCCCAATAGCCTGCTTTGGTTTTGTCATTCTTTTGTTTACATTTATGTCTTGCTACAAAACTTTTAACAGCACCTGGATTTTTTGCTTTAACTGATAAGCCAGTTGTATCACCCCAAGACACTTTTTTAACTTTGCCAGTCTTAGGATTTTTAACATAAACGTAGAATTTTTTACTACCGCCACGTTTAGGTTTATTGAGTTCTACTTTTTTACCTTGATATTCTGCTTCACTTAACTCATCATCAGCAAATGGCTGATCCAAAGGTACTGAGTAACCGTTAGACAATTTAACTACTTGACCAATATTAGTTTCTAGTAGTTCTTGGTCTTCCCAATCACATTCGTACTTGCCTTCTGTAAATTGTTGTCTAGCATAGTTAAACAACTCAAAGTAGTTGTCACTACCAGGGCGAAATATATTCTCTCTAATAGGTATACTGTTTTCAACATGATATTGAAATGCTTCAGCTACTTTGTTTGTTGATGTTACTTCATTGATTTTCATAAATTTCTTCCACTTCGTATACGTTTAATTCAATTAGTTTTTCTAGTATTGGATCTTCTTCAGGTAAGGGATAAGTTTTAACTTCTTCTTTAGTTTCAAAATAAGAACACCCCATTAACCAGAATATTATACATACCAATACTATTATAATCCATGCCTTGTCTGTGTAGTCTTTCATGATTCCATCCACCATATTATAAGTCCATACCCGACCAAAGCCACCACAAGCAATATCATGCCATACCACTCCCAACGCTCAGGGTCAGCGTCTAGCCAACGATAAAATTTACTTTCGTATAACCACTTCATTTAGTTCTAAGTACTCCGTCCAATTAAAACACACACTTTCTGTATAATAAACTGGATATCCTAATACTACATTTTCTATATTAGTCAATTCATCATACAGTTGTGCTGTAATAACACAATCCGTTTCAGTTTTAAACATCTCTACTTGAACGGTTTCATCTGGAATACATAAACCAAATACACAGTTGTGAACTATAAAAGTCCACGCACCTAGGTTCACTTCTTACCGCCCTTCATGTTAGCACACCAGTGATACATTTTTGCTTTCTCACCGGATGCTTTTTTTGCCTTTGCTCTCAAATCTGTTACTGAACCTTTACAACTAGCACCAGCCTTTTTTACTCTACCTGGACGACTTTTGCCCTTTACTTTACCATCAGCAAAGTTTTCTTCCATGTGACTGACTTCTTTACGCAATTCGTGTTCAACACCTTTTGATATGTCCTTGCCGTGGTGCTTGTATGGTAGGGCAAATGTGTGTCCTTCTTCGTCCTTCCATATCTCATGCCCACCGTGTGTTCTTTCTACATGATAGTGATGTTTCTTTAATATCTTTTCAGCCTCACGATGACTCATTTCGTTCATGTGTTTGAACATTTCTATCTGTCTTAATCTTTTTTCTGCTTGTGCTCTACTGGTGTAAGTGCCAAACTTACGTTTACCATCTTTTGAGTATACAGTATACTTGTCACCTTGTTTGC